TCAGCGCTACGCTCTACTGGTTCAACTTCTGATGCCTCTGATTCTTCGGTGTAATCTTCGAGCGCTTGAATTTCCCTGCGTGTCAATCGGTTTCGCCAACTGCTGGCGTTGTTTTCATTCTGCTGTTCAATCAACGATTGCAAGAACTCTTCGTTGACATCTACGGCATGATCAGGTGTTTGGCTCATCGATGGCTTTTCGATGATGGCTTCGTCGATCTGTTTGCGATCGCTATGCGGGTTGTCTATTTGCGTTGTTGCTTTAGTCTCTGCCGGAGCCGCGCTGTTTTCTGTGTATTCGAACCCGAAAGCTTCAATCTCTCTTTCTTTACGCTTACGCTTTTCATCCTGATTCTTCTCCGCTACGTTCCTCCAGAACGATTCATTTGCCTCTTCTTGTCGCGTGAAGTATTCACGCTTTTCGGGTGAAAATTTAACGAATCTGTCTACTATACAAGCTGATCCATTGTAGCGAGGGTAAACCTTAGGAAGTTTTATAATAGCTTTTTCAAGAGGGTGATCGTTCAGAAAAGGTTCAAGTTCATGTCTAGCATACAAAAACTCTCCGATTTTGCCTCCTCTGATGAACGCTTTCGATTCGGACAGTGTCCAATTATCAGCGATACGTAGTAGTCTTTCGCTGTTGTCGGGATGGAGCTCTCCTGCAAATCGGTGAGTATCAGCAACAAGCGTTTGTCGATTATCCACAAACCAACTTATAATTAAGTGCTTTAGCGAACGCCACTTGAGTCCATAATAACTGGATATGATTTTCCGCATTGGTTTGTGGTATCGTCCAATGAGACACAACCATCCTATCTCCTCCGGGTAATCGTGGGCGATTTTTAATAGAGTTCTTCTTGCTGTAGCGGGGCAGCAACTGTCGCCTCTACACACGTCACAAATATAAAAATTTTCTTTTATGAGGAAGGGCATCCATTGAATGTATTGACTCCAAGACAAAGTAGATGCCAAATCGATGGGTCTGTCATAAATTAAGGGTTTGCCTTGAGACTTTAAGTCTCTGTCGATTAAATGCTGTGAAATCAGGTCGAGATTTGCTATAGTGCTATGTGATTTCGGCGCATCTTTGGCTATAACGTGGAGAGCCGTATTCGAAGGCTTGGTCATGGTTGACCTGAATTGAATCAATCTTTTAGCAAGATCGAAATTAACAGCCAGATTAATTGATTCGAGTTTGTTCGGAAGTTCTAGTAGATGAGCAGGTTTCCAAATTGACAACGTTTCTGTGAGTCCTATAGTCCAACGATTACATACAGATGTAAGATTCGAGAAGTCGAATGCTTCGTGCTCATAGGTATTGCCGTTTCCTTCCATGAATACGCGCAGTTTATTGTTCATAAATTCCACGAGCC